GGAGACGAACCGCGCCGCATGGGCGACCGCTCTCCAAAGCGCCTACACCACGACAAGCGACAAGATTCTCGTTTGCGCCGGCTTCGGCGAATGCACGCAGGCTGACGGTCAGATCAAGCGCCGCAGCATCGCGTGGGGCGTCTCGTCGCTCATCGGCCAGGTTGGCCTGTCCACCGACCTCGGCTCCATCGAGGACGCGGGACAACTCCCAGGCTTCCTGACCGTGTCGCATGACGAATACAAGACGCCAGGGCTCGATGATCTGGGCTTCTGCGTGGCGCGCACCTGGAACAGCGCAGACAACTCGCTCAAGGGCATCTACTGCAACCAGGGGCGCATCATGGCGCCGGCGGGATCGGACTACGACCTCGTGCAGTACCGGCGGGTGATGAACGCCATCTACAAGGCGCTGGACATCCAGTTCGCCCTGACCGTGAACAAGAAGCTGAAGGTCGACTCGACCACCGGCTACGTGAAAGAGGGCATCGCTCGCGCCTACGACCGCAAGTTCACGTCGGCGGCCGAGGAGGTGTCCATCAAGAAGGGGCACGGTTCGGCGGTCACCTGCGCAATGCAGCGGGACGAGAACCTGCTTTCGACCCGGCACGGGCACGTCGACGTCAACCTCGTCGGCGACGCCTACATCAAGCACCTGACGGGGCGCATCGGGTATCTGAACCCGGCGCTGGTGGAGGGCTAACCAATGGCAGGCCAGATCTACATCAACGGCAAGGCCTTCGACTTCAACAGCGCTTCCGTCATGATCGACGGCGAGGAAGTCGTCGCCATCACATCGGTCAACTACAAGCCCGACCGGACGTCGAGGGAGAAGGTCTTCGGCACCCACGCCCAGGCCATCGCGACGACCGACGGGCAACTCACTCACAGCGCGTCCATCACGCTGGTCAAGGCCACTGCATCCGCGCTTCGGCAGAAGTTCGCCGCGGCGGCAGGGGCCAACTCCAGCTGGATGGACTACCGCTTCGACATCGTGGTCAACTACGAGCACAACGGGCTCGACATGACCACCGATGAAATCATCGGGTGCGCCGTCAGCGGCCCGGACCAGTCGCACCAGAACGACACGTCCGCGCTGACTGAGACCTGGGAGCTCGATGTCACGAACATCAAACTCGATGGCCTCGATTGCGTGGCTGACCCGCTGTACTGACTGCCTACGTCGCGGTCGTTGTGTTGTTGAAAGTCGTAAAGGAGTAGAGTCGTGTCTGAGCAAAAGTTCGCAGAAATCACGCCCGAAGAGTTCGAAGACCTGCAGGACCAACTGGCGGCCAAGAACAAGCCGACGGAGCTGTACACGGCGCAGACGGGGCAAGGCGAGATGCTGTTTCGCTGCCCCAACACGTCCGAGTACAACCAGTGTATGGACGTGCTGCAGTCCGAGCGGTCGAATCCGACGGCGCGGCGCAATGCGGCTCGCAAGTACGTCCTGCGCTGCGTCCTGTGGCCCAAGCGTGATGTTCTGACAAGCCTGCTCGACGCCAAGCCTGGACTGGCGTCGCATATCGCCATCCAGATCACCGAGGTCGCGGAAGGCAACGAGGAAGCCCTCGCAAAAAAACCCGAACCGCCTTCGACCGAGCCCGACACGACATCGACTACGGCGTGAAGTGTCTGAAGGCGGCAGAGCGGGGCGAGGAGTCCATTGAGGCAGACGCGGGATGGGCCCTGCGAGTCGAGGGAATCCTCCATCAACGCGTGATTGCTGAAACTCTGCACCAGATCGGAAAGGGACTCGGAATCTTCCAGTGGTGACCAGTCATGGCTGAAGCGATCAAAGTCCCTGTCGATGTCGAACCTGATGGCGAGGCGGAACTCCAGCGCATGGCTGGTGCCCTCGACAAGGTCACCGGCAAGCTGCGCGCTCTCGACATGCAGGGCAAGAAGCTGAATGCGGGGAAGCTGCGCGCGTTCGGCTCCGAGCTTCAGCGCACCAACCTGCGGACCAGTGCTCTCGCGAAGACTGCCGGACCTGCAGGCCTTGGCTCCTCCGTCCTTGGCTCCTTCGGGCTGTTCTCAATGGGGGCCGCGGGCGCCGTGCTGGCCGTCGGGTCGGTCATCTCCAAGGTGCTCGACCTGGGGGCTGCGCTCGCCAGGATGGGTGTCGAAGGGGCGGTGTCTTTCGGCCGCTTCGCCATCCAGACAGGGCAATTCCGTGAAAACACACTCACCACCCTGTCGGTGCTCCTGAAGTCCAAGGAGGCAGCGAACAAGCTGTACAAGGAGGCCGTGAAGTTCGCGGCCGTGACGCCCTTCAACACCCAGGAGGTCGTTCAAGGCTACAAGGGGCTCATCGCCAAGGGGTTCAAACCAGAGGAGCTCAAGCGCGTGTTCACCGCAGTGGGCGACCTTGCGGCGGCCAACCCCGACGATCCGACGGCGATGACCCGGCTCGTGTACGCCATGGGGCAGATTCGTTCCGCTGGCAAGCTGATGGGCCAGGACCTCAACCAGGTGCTCGGCGCCGGCCTGTCCCGCGACACGGTCGCGAAGAAGATCGCCGAGGTCATGGGCTCCACAGTGGAGGAGGCCAAGAAGGCAATGAGCTCGGGCAAGGTGTCTGGGGACGTTGCTATTGAAGCGATCGTCAAGGCGATGGAGGAAGACTTCGGCGGCACGATGCAAGCCTTGTCCAAGACCCTGACTGGCCTGTGGTCAACGTTGGTGTCGAAGCCCGCCGAGCTCATCGACAAGGCACTGGACCCGAAGGGCGAGGGCAAGTTTGCTGGCGGAATCATGGGCTTCTACGACTCGATCAAGTCGATCGTTGGAGACCTGGGCGGCGCGTTCTTCGAGAAGGACGGCGAGACGCTCACCGGCACGGGTAAGGAAGTCGTCGACACCATCAACGCCATGGGAAACGCCCTGAAAGAGGTTGTTGGTGTTGGCCGCGCGTTCTTCGAGGGATTCTTCGAAGGGCTGATGGAGAATCGCGACGGAACGGATTCCCTCCGAGATGCGATGGGCAACCTGGACCTCGAGAAGATGGGGGAAGAGGCGCGAACGTTCGGAAGGGACGTGGCCTCCATCGCCAATGCTGTCGCCGGGGTGTCTGGGGCCCTGCTGAAGTTGTCGGAGAACGAAACGGCCATGCTTGGCCTGCGTGTGGTCTTCGCGGTGATCGCAGGTGCTCTCTGGGGAATCGCTACTCCGGCGTGGATGGCGGCATCTGCCTTCCACGCGATGGCTGCCGCGATCGACACAGTGGCAGGTGCGCTGAAGTCGCTTCGAGGCGAGATGGGGGGCGAGACATTGCAGCCATTTGGCGGCTCTGCAGCGAACCCCTGGGGCATGAACCTGGCGGGAGCGCCTGAGGGGCGTCTGCTGCCGGCGGTCACCTCCTCCACCTCCTCGCCAGTCGCGTCGGCCACCGCTGGCGGCGATGAAGGCACGACGAACCACAACAGCGTTTCCATCAGCGTCTCCGGCGGGATGTTCCCCGAAGAGATCGCGCAGCTCGTGCGGACCCAAGTCCGGCGGGCCATGGATGAGCTCTGATGCCTGTCCCCCCCGGCACTGAAGACACGTTTGGGGCGTGGCCTGGTGATACGACAGACACCGGCGGCGGCGGTGGCGAGCCAACAACCGAGGTCATTGTCACGGCCGGAATTCCGTTCTGGCGTGACGAGCCGCGCAGCTGGGACCGCGTGGTCATCGCGGGCGTGGAGCTCCCCGGCGTCTGCGACGTGGACGCGGAACTCCGCCGCAAGCTCGACAAGAAGAACCCGAAGGGCATCGACGGCGCCACCATCACCGACGACGGCGAGGACCAGACGCCGATCGAGATCCAGGTGAAGATTACGACGCGAGAGGACTGGACCAAGTTCCAGTCGATCGTGCCGTACATCAACCCCAAGGGCAGCGGGAAGAAGGTCGCGGTTTCGGTCGACTACCCAACCTTGGCCTTGTTTGGCGTCAACCGCGTATACATCGAGGCCGTGCGTGTGCCGAAGTTCGGCCCCAGGCGTCAATATGTCACGGTGAGCATTCGAGCGTCCGAGTGGCGTCCTCCGCCGAAGGCGGCGAAGTCCAGCAAGTCGAGCACGACGGACGAGAGCGTGGACGGGGCGCGCGAGGCCAAGAGAGCCACGAGCCAGAACGACCTCGTGGAAGAGGGCGAAGCCGACGGGACCGCGAAGCTGGCCGGTGATGGCTGGAGTGGTGACGACGACTACGAGATGGATACCGATCCCTGACCCATGCACGTCAAAGCCAACAACGCCCAAGTTGTCGAGATGACGCTCACGCTTGGGCTCCATGGCGCGTGGAGGGGCTACTTCCAAGCGGACGCAACCGAGGCCCTAGCCTCCTCCGTCACGCTCACCATCGGCGACTCTCTCTCGTTCGTGGGCACGGCGCCCCGCACCGGGGAACACCTCGGCAGAGCGAAGCTGAAGGTCGTTGGTGGGTCGAACGGACTGGACGAATCAGTCGGCGGCAAGACCTACTACCTCGCCCCGATTCGGGTCGTCGTGGCCGATCTGCTGGCGGCGGGGGGCGAGACACTCTCCTCCCTATCGGACTCAACCATGCTCGCCACGGCGCCCAAGCACTGGGCCCGCGCCAAGGGCACGGTACGAGACGAGCTTGAGGTGCTAGCTGACCACTTCGGGTTCTCCTGGCGTGTTCTGCCCAACGGCGAGATCTGGATCGGCTCCGAGGACTGGTCGACGTCGCCCCTTACCGACTACCAGATCATGCGCGATGAGCGCGAGGACGGGCTGGTGGAGATTGCGGCTGAGATCCCCTCCGTGCTCCCCGGCGAGACGTTCCTCGACAGGCATGTGGAGGAAGTCACCCACACCCTGAGCGAAGGCATCCTTCGCACTGAGGTCAGGTTCGCGGCATGAGCATGCTCGACAGCATCCTGCGTGTGGTCAACGCCCGCATTGCGAAGCTCGACACGCACGCTCTCTACGGCGGGACCGTGGTCAAGCAGACGTCTGATGGGCTGCTCGAGGTCAAGATGGACGACGATCGCTTCGGCGAAGGCTTCCAGCACCTCGAGATCGCCTACGGGCTTCCAGGCATCACCGCCGACATCCCCAAGGGAACGCGAGTTGGTGTTGGGTTCCTTGACGGCAAACGAAATCAGCCCATCGTACGACACTGGCTTGACGGCGACGGGACGAACGTGACCATCAACGTGACCGGGACGCTGAAGCTTGGGCCGACTCCGCGACTTGCTTCTGCACGCCAGACTGACGCTGTGCAGGCAGGCCCATTCACCGGGGCCATCACTGGCGGATCAACGAAAGTCACCGTGGGGTAGCAGTGGCACTGAACGCAAGTAGGCTTTCTGCGGCCATCCGAGCAGCGCTAGTGGCTCGTTCGTGGGCATCGGATGGCGCGGAGTTGACCGACTTCTGCGACGACCTCGCCACCGCCATCGTCGCCGAGATCACCGCCAACGCTGAAGCCGTGATCTCCATCACCACCGCAGGCCTCCAGACCTCCACAGCGGCGGGATCCCCCACCGCTGCCCCCGCCCCAACTGAGAAGACTCTCCCGATCCGATGACCGAGATCATCTACGCCAACAAGGCCGAAATCGTCCAGCAACTCAGCGCCAGTGTCGGCGCGAGCGACGACAAATTTGGCGCGTGTTTGGCGATCGATGGCGACTGGCTCGCGATTGGTGCGCCGTTGGCAGACCCTGCCGCTGGCTCAGCAGCTGGGCGGGTGTTCATCTTCCAGAAGAGCGGCGGCACGTGGTCGCAGACCCAGATCATCGAAGGCACGGTGGCCGGCGACGAATTCGGCTGCCAGGTCGCCCTGAGCGGCGACAAGCTTGCGGTGGGCTGGCTCAAGAGCGACTCAATCGCTGCCGGCGCGGGCAGCGTCTACACCTACACCTTGTCCGGTGGCACGTGGGTATTCGAATCGGAGCTCGTCCCAGGCACCTCGATAGCTGGCATTGGTGGAACCTACGGTTCGCGCCTCCACATGGACGGGGACGTCGTCATCGTGGGGATGCCGTCGGCCCTATCTGGGCAGACAGGGAAGGTCTTCGCGTTCCATTGGTCTGGCTCCGCTTGGGTAGAGAAGACGGTTCCAGCTCCTGCGACGGTCGGTTCGAATGACCAGTTCGGCTGTTCTGTCGCCGTGTCGGAATCGGCGATGCGCTTCGTGGCCGGGGCTCACGACGATGACGATGGAGCGACGGATTCCGGCGCCGCCTATGTCTACGAATTCGACGTCCCAACGGACAGTTGGGTCGAAGTCCAGAAGCTCAAGGCGGTCACAGACGGCCCGGCATATCAGGACTACTTCGGGTTGTCTGTTGGCATCAGCGCGGACGGGACGGTCATCGCTGTGGGGGCCTATGGGTACGATGACCCTGTTGCGTCGTCCGGCGCGATCTACGTTTTCGAACAATCGCTTGGAACATGGACTGAGTCGACCCTTCTGACTCAGTCGACCACGGTTGCCAGCAATGTAGGTGCCCGTATCGGGTTCTGCCAGACCGGCACGGCGTGGGACACTGATGGACAGAAGCGTTTGGTGCTCACCGATGACGGAAGCACCGTAATCTGTGGGTCGGTTCGTTCGTACGAACTGACCACCGGCGCCGGCGCCATCCACTACTGGACCCGTGGCGCGAGCTGGAGCGCAGCGCACACCGCGCACACGATCTACCCTGATATCAAACAAGGGAACTTCCATCTCGGTGCTGGCGTGGCGCTGGATGGTTCCGACACATTCATCTTTTCGATTCTCGACGATGACGGCGTGGCCACGGACTCCGGGACCGTCTACGTCGTCGAGGAGATGCCGTGGGCGGGTGCCACAGACACCACAGCCCCTGTGGTCACGGTTGTGTCGCCCGCAGCAGGGTCGACCATCGACTACGACGACACACTCACGATCGACGTCACAGACGAGACTTCGCTGCTCGAGGTGATTCTGATGGCGAAGTACGCCTCAAGCAGCATCGACCGAGCGACCGAGGTGATCTGGGACGGGTCTGCGTTCATGTTCCCGTTCGAGAACTCGACCAGAACGGTCATCACGAACGGTCACCGCTACGCCATCAATCGGACCCGAGGGTGGCAGTCCTCCCCCACAGTAGACGTGCGAGCCATCGACACTGGCGGCAACGAGGCGACCTAAGTGCCCACCTACACCTGGCCTCTGTCGACTCCGCCGTCGCCGGTCGGAACGACCATCTCCATCGATGTGCCCAGCGTTGTCGCGGGGGCTGGCTTGTCGACGGACTTTGGCACGGACATCACAACGTGGCAGGGGCCGAGTCAGACCGAACCCGACCTCGATCCGACTTTCACGGAGATCGATGGCCGCGTCGTGGTCGCACAGGCGTGTGCCAGGCGGCTGTCGATGCACCATGGCGCTCTGCCGGACGATCCTGACGCAGGCTACGACCTGCGCCGGTTCTGCAACGCCAAGTGGGTCCCAGCCAAGGCGTTCTCGATCAAGACCGGTGTCGAGCGCGAGTGCATGAAGGACCCGCGCGTGTACATGGCGACCGCGCAACTCAAGTACTTCCCCAAGACGCGGACGATGGAGGTTGAAGTGTACATCGAGACCATGTTCGGCAGCTTCGCCCTCGTCCTGGCCGTTGACAACGTGAGTGTGACGATTCTGAGGGCCGCATGAGCACCGTTTCGAGCCTGTTCTCAAGCCTCATCACGAGCAAGACGCGCGACGAGGTGCTGGCGGAGTACATCGCTGTCCTGCAGTCTGTCGGGTTCCCGGCGATGTCGTGGCACTCGACGTCTGTGCCGATTCGCCTGTTGACGGCGATGGCGGGCACCCACGCGACGTTTTCCTCGCTGCTCGAGTCGGTTGCCAAGGGCGGCTTCGTCGAGCTCGCCACGGGCACGTGGCTCACGATGCTCGCCAAGTCGATGTACCAGGTGGAGCGGTACGAGGAATCGACCACCCAGCTGCACTGTTCGATCGCCGACACCGCGAGCGCCGGGCCGTTCAACATCACGGCGGGACAACTCCGGTTCGCGACGGCTTCGGGGAAGATCTTCACGAACGACGAGGCGTTCACCATCGCCCTCGATGACGTCGAGGACTTCACTGTCTCCGCAGACACGGCGGGGTCGACCTACAACATCGGCACAGACGAACTGGTCACCCTCCTGACGCCTCTTCCTGGGACGGGCTACGCGACACACACCGAGGTCCGAACGACGGGAGGAAGCCCCCCAGGGCTCACCGTGTCGGGCACTCCTGCCGCAGCCTACGAGTTCGTCGTCGAGATCACGACGGCGGGCGCGCTCGGCGTGGGCGTGTTCAAGTGGTCGAAGGACGGCGGGACGACCTACACCACAGGCGTCACCCTCCCGGCCGGCGGCGTCTACACGTTCCCCGGCGGCCTCGGCGTCACAGCGACCTTCGCGGCGGGCTCCTACACCACCGACCACACCTACGAGTGGAACAGCGGCTGCACATCGTTCAACCCCCGCTCGGATTGCATCGCGTCGACCGGAACGAACGAGGAGTCGGACACCCTGCTGCGCGCACGGTGTCGTGACAAGTGGTCGACGCTGGGCTACGGCGCCAACTCGGACTGGTACCGCTACTACTGCAAGAACACTCCGACCTACGGCTCGAACGTGACACGCGTGCGGGTCGACACGTCAGCATCGGGCACGGGCACAATCACGCTCACGCTAGCGGGCCCGTCGGGGGCGGTCGATTCGATCACCCTCGCCGCGGTCGACGCGTACATGCAGTCGATCAAGCCCGAGTGCGTCACCGTCATCGTGAACAACGCCGTGGAGGTGACCATCACCCCGGTGGGCACCGCCTACGTTCTGGCAGCGTACGCCTCGACCGCTGTGGCGTCGATCGAAGATGCTCTGGACACGTACCTCGGCAACCTCGACATCGGCGACACCGTCTACCTGACCCAGGTCGTGGACGCCGTGCAGTACGACTCCGACGAGGTGCGCAACGCCGTGCTGACGGCGCCGACGGGCGACACCGTGCTTGCGTCCAACGAGGTGCCGAAGCGCGGCACCATTTCCGGCAACGTGACCATCTCCTCCATCTGACATCCAATGGCAACCAAGATCACGCTGACCCAATACCTTGGGCTGGTCACTCCTGCGTGGTTGAAGGGGCTTTGGGGCCAGCGCTGGATCAATGCGCTGGGTGGCAAGCAGGATGCTCTCGTTACCCACGCAAAAGACGGGACCAAGTCCAGGTACCCGGACATCGCGCCATCTGGTGCCCTACCGTACATTGGGGACGAGCGGGGCATCGAGAAAGCTCCTGGCGAATCGGACGCTGACTACCGCCTGCGGCTCTGGGGAGCGTGGGAGACCTGGCAATGGTCCGGGACATCGATCGGCGTCTACAACGGCCTCGTCACATGCGGTTTGACCGTGTCGGACTGGCTCGGGACGCCCTGGTGGTCGTGGCTCTCGACCTGGCCTGAGACCGGCCACGTCTGGATCATGAACGCCGCGGACTGGACGGACTGTCCCGACGGCGACGACGATCCCGCGCACTGGGCGCGCTTCTGGGTGGTCATCGACGGCTACGCTGAAGGCTTCAGTTCAGACGGCACCTGGGGCTCGGGTGGCACCTGGGGCGACGGTGGGGCGTGGGGGTTCGGCAGCAGTCCGACAGCAGCTGAGGTCGAGCGCTGGAAGCGCGTCATTCGGAAGTGGAAGGGTGCGCACGCTACGTGCCCCGCGATTCTCGTTATCACGTCGTCCGGTAGCTGGGGGGACGTGTGGGGCATGCCCGGCGTGTGGGGCGGCTCTGGAACCTGGGGCGGCTCGGTCGTCCACATCACTGTAGGTGAATCATGAGCAAGGAATTGACCCCTGCGGCAACCTGGCGGTCGACTGTCACGTGCCCGATCGATGGTGATGCAAGGGACGCCGCGAGCGTCGAAGCTGGCCTGCAGGACAACGCGGACCGCTCCGAGTACCTCTACGGACTCGCCGTGACCAATGGCGTCGTGAAGATGCGCACGGTCGACGACGAGACGACAATGAAGGCGCTCACCGGCATGTCGACGAACGACTTGTGCGCCGTCAACGTTAACGGCGACTTCGAGCCACGAATCTACATGTTCGCGACGAGCGGGACAGCTGACGACACCTATGTGCACGCCGCTGACGACTCCAGCGGCTACTGGCATATGGTCAGCGGGCCATTCGCCTACGAGATCTGGAAGATGGGCATCGTGACGGTGGATGATGAGATCTCGCCTGATGTCGTTGGCACATACATGGACATCACTGGCAGCACGATCTGGCAGGATCTGACCGACGGCGCCACGCCGATGTCGTTGACGATCACCGCCCTCAAGGCAGGCGACATCATCGAGGTTGATGCTTCGGTGCAGGGGTCCTCGGACGGCTCTTGCACGGGGGCCTTTCACGCTGATGTCTACTTCGGCTCTGCAGACCATCACGTGCCAGGGTCAATGCAATACTGCTCCGCTGGGACCACCCCAAACGCGATGGATTGCTCCGGCCGGTACGTCATGCCGTCGGACCAGGCTAGTGTGACGCTCAAGCTGCAGGGGCAGACATCTGCGGCAGGACAGCACATCTACGTCGGAAACAGCGGCCTTCGGCTCGCGTACAAGGTCATCCGTCCTCGCTGAGGTAACCCATGAAGTCACTCACCGACGTCGCCAACTGGGCCACAATCGAGCTCCCGGAGACCACGGATCCGTTCAGCTCTGGCTGGATTGCGACGAACGACATCTCGCTCCCCAACACTGGCAACCGGACGATCGACGTTGCCACCGTAGCGTCCGGAAACGGCAAGAACCTCTCTATCAGGGCGGGCAACGGCAATGGCGGCAGCGGCGGCCATCTCGTACTCGCCCCTGCAGCCGGTACATCCGGGGATGACGACGGAGAATTGCGGCTCGAGGACGCTCAGGGCAACGTCGCCATGTCGATCGGGTGGCAGCCCTACGGCGCAACAGAGGTGCATCTGTCGTTCTATGGGGTGAGCAAGGTTGCGCGCCAAACGGTGAATTGGTCCCCAGGGACCGATTCGAAACTCAAAGAGCTGCTCGCGGCACTCGTCGCGCTGGGCCTCATCGACGGGCAGGAGATCGCGTCCTGACGGAGGACAATATGGCATTCTTCAACAGCACAGACTTGACCAAGGTGTTCTACAGCATCGTCCGAGCGATTGGCGTCCTGCCCGTCGTGGAGACACCCACCGGCGGAGGGACGAACCTGCAGGGCAACGCGGACGGCCACCCCTATGTTGACGGTATGACCCAGCCCTCGCCGAAGATCGCCTACTACGCGTCAATCGCGAGCGATACGGACCTGACCGGCTCGGGCAACGGGGCGTGCAGGCAGATCATCATCGGCACGTCTGGTGATCTGGAGGTGGTAGTCGGGGGCGACACGGTCGTGATTCCGTCGGATGTCGTGGACGCTGCTAACGGCGTATTGGACATTCGCGCAACCGCAATCAAATCCGCATCGACTACGGCGGCGAAAATCCTCGTCCTTTGGTGATCCATGCACCCCCTGATCTACATCCCCCGCCGCCGCCTCATCCCTCCTGAGGAATGCCTGGGCTACGCGTGCCCTCGTGGAGCAGATCCGCGCCTGGGCCTCGGCGTTGGGCTTGGGCGGAGGCGGAGGGGTGGGTTCAGCCCAACTAAGGTCCTAGGCTCGCTGGGCGCGTGGTGGAATTTCACCGATACGACGCTGATCACGCGGAACACGCAGCCTACGCTCGTAGATGGGGATATGGAAGCCGCTGGGACAGCGGCGTGGGCGGCTAGCTCTTCTGCGATCCTCAGCAAGGAGACGACGGACCCCTATAAGGGGGCGCAGTGCTTGAGGATCACAGAAGGGGGGGCGAATAATCCTACCGGCTCACAGAACATTCTCATCACCGGCAATCGTTACGTTCTTTCAGGGCATGGGAGAAAGGTTGATGCACAAGCTCGTATCTATATCGGCACCCATCCTAATACGATAGTTACCACGAGCACATCCTGGACAGATTTGCATGCGGAGCATACCGCCAACTCTTCGTCCCTCATGCTCATGGCCTATTGTTCCGCTGGCAGCGGTCTGAGCGCCGAGTTCGATGATATTACCCTCGAAAATCTCAGCGTCACCCAAGCCGACCCCGTCGCCGCAACTGGCGGGCTCGCTGGGTCGGCGCTAGTGCAGGCGACTGCGGCGAGCATGCCATGGGAGAATGACGGGCTATACACTGACGGGTCTGCGGATGACGCTGACTCAGACGCCGCGGCGAGCGTTTGGAAATTCCTGCATGGCGCGGCTGGTGCAACGATCGCCGGATACGTCGAGCCGAGCAGTTCGGGCACGCTGTTCTCAACGCTACGAATCACGAATAGTCGCCATGGGGTCCAGGCGGCTTGGTCGAGTGCGACGAACTTGCTCACTGTGCTAATGGGCAACGGCAGCGGGACCTATGTGATCAACACCACCGCAGCTACTCCGCTCACGGGCGGGTTCACGTACGTGATTCGCCACGGGTCTGGTGTGTACGACGTACGAATCAACGGCATATCAGTGGCGAGCGGGTCGCTCACGGGCTCGCCGTCCGCGACTGATTCGTACGCACCCCTGGCCGTCGGATCGGCGAATGGCACCGCGTTTTTCGGGGGGCGATCAGACCATCTGTTCGTGCGCCAGGGCGCGGTGTCTGATGCTGTCGCAGCCCGGCTAGAAAGGGCATTTACGCCATGATCACCGGAACCAAATCCGCAGTCGAAGCGGTCGCAGATATCCGCGACGATGCTGCGGGGCTCCCGCTTCCGTATTCGATCAAGATCAACGGGAAGCGCACCAACGTTTGCCCGCGCTGTCACACGCCGATCGCACCTCCGTGGACGTGCAGCGAGTGCGGCTGGACGCGCGCTGATGGCACGGCGAAAGCGCGTCGTCAGATGTGTGTTTCGCTCGCCTCTGTTGTCGAGCAAACCGACGAGAAGGGCAAGCAGACTGGCGTCTATGAGACGAGCGTCGGCGAGGAGCTGAAGGCCGCAATCGCTACGGCGAAAGCGAAGCCAAGCACGGAGCAGTCGAAGGACGAGAAGGCGCTCTCGGCTGTGACGGTATCCGAGAAAGAGAAGCCCGTCGAAGCTGACTCGAAGGTGACCATATGAATATCTCAGAACTGACCGACAACATACAAACCTACGTGGCAGTCGCCGCAGTCATCGCCGTGCTCATCGTGGCCGCGGTGGAGGCAATCAGAAAGCGCGTGGCAGGCCTCGACGGGTGGAAGGTACTCATCGTCGCCGGTGGTGTGTCGGCGCTCGTGACGGGGCTGCTGCTTCGTCCTACCGATGTCACGGGCGTGGTCGACGCCGTCAACGTGGCGCTGTTGGCCTGGCTCATTGCAGTCGGGGGCGACGCTTGGATCGCGAAGATTGCTACGAGGGCGAAACAGGTGACGGTACTCTCGGGCTCGGGATTCGATCCGCGTGAGGCTCCGACCGTGAAGGACCGACCGACGGTCCCTCCCAAGGAGGGGTGACATGGCCGGGCCGAACGGCGGAACACCCAGCGCCTGCGCTGTGCAGATCGCTCGAATCGATCGGCATGACGAGCGCCTGGACGAGCACGAGGCGAAGATCGGCGGCACTTTTCGCGAGGCGTCCGCAGCGAGAGAAGCTGCGGAGGTCGCGAGCGAGAACTCGTCCAAGGCCTACATGGCAGCGGAGCGCGCGGCGAACGCCGTCAACGGGTTGGCAGGGGAATTGCGCGATGAGCGCGAGCGTCGCCAGCGCGAATGCGACATCCGGCACGGCACAATCGATCGGCGCCTCGAACGTGTCGAGGACCACGAAGACGACTCGCTCACTCAGGGCTCGGGGCTGATCCATGCAGCGCAGCACCCGGAACTCATGGCCGCACGCTACGACGCGAAGGCGAAGGAACTCGACTCCGCGCGGTCCGAGCTCGCCCGGGCGACGGAGACGATGAAGGCCGAAATGGAAGCCCGCCGGACTGCGGATGCGGCGACGGCGAAGGCAAGAAATCAGCTGCGGCTCGCCGTCATCGGCGCGGTTGTGGCGACCATCTCGAGCGCGGGGACCGTTGCGGCCGCGTGGCTCGCTGGAGGCTGACGATGATCAGGGCGAAGTTCGAATGCACCAGTGTGAGCAACGACGACATGTTCGGCAA